GATGATCTTTGATAAGCAAATGTATTGCTTATTGTTAATGATCCTAGAATGTGCATAGAGCTTTAACATATCAACGTCATTAGCTTGTGCGGGTTGCACGTTTATTGCAAGAGAGCCTATCAATAGGAATAGCACTCCCATTAGCTTCATTACTCGCTGCGAGCTTGCCGGCACACCGGCTCTCCGCGAGAGCATGAAGCGTAGCGCAGTAGTCAAATAGGCTGAGTTATCCACAGGTTTTTGAGCATGGTCTCGGCGTGTTATCCGCAGGTTATCCACAGGCATCAATCTTTGCCCCATCCTTTTCCCTTGAAATGGATTGGCGTCGATGTCCACACGCGTTCCATTGCCACCAGGCAGTAATCGCAACCGGGTGTTGATAGATCATCTTCAAATCCGGCTTTGACGGCTTTGACTGTGCTGCATACCGGGCACTTGAATTCATACGTCGGCATTGTCAACCTTGAATAGTGAAATGCCCATGACACCGCAGCTCATGCACTCCACGCAATGTACGTTTGGTGGCAATGTGTCAGTCACTTTCACAATCTTGTGATTCGTCGATTTCTTTTCAACGCGGCAATCAAGCTTGATAATTTCGAGCATAGATACTCCGATTCAAATTCTCGATGGGATTCAGGTCTGATGGATTGATCCAGTATGACCGGTCTGAACGTTGCCTGGATGGTCTGCGTGCCATGCCGATGGGAATCCAGCCGACGATGTAGTAATTAGGCGAATTACCGGTAACGAGCACCGCCACGTCATCAGCTCGGTCACGATCACGCAATATGAGACACCCATTCTTCCAGGGTGTGTGCTTGACTTCGAGATTCCAAGCCACATCAGCTTGATTTTTGAATGTGTTCACCGTGCCTTCAAATGGTAAATCGAAGTATTTGGCTACTGCATTTTCAGCCCCCAAAGCTTCGGAATTGCGTGCAATATCCTGGAATAGATTGAGCTTCTGCACGCTGTAGTCGTTCATTCCTTCCGACCCTTTGGCTCTTTCCAAAGCTTTGACGGCGCAATTCATTTCTTCGTCGTGGTTAAGGCGTACCAGGATCATTTGCACTCCCGGCATATCCAAATCATCGAAAGGCCTTGATTTTGGATCGTGTAACCGCCGGCCAGTGGTTGCCATTTTTGGCATTTATCGCACCAATCAATCTGCAATGGCTGCATCTCTTTGATGACTGTGCCATCGATCTGAATCGTGGTGCTTTCGCCATTTTGCTTTTGCATGAATAGCTCACCCATCAGATTCGTTCCTTCCACTTGCCGTCACTGCCTAGCACATACCAAATTGGTGGACATTGATTGGCTTTGACTTTCTCGACGCAGACATGGCCACGGTAAGGCTTGCCATTCTTTTCGCCTTCTTTCAGGATCATGTGACCATGACGACAAATTGGTGATTCGGATTGAAGTTCGCCACCCAATTCGGATTTGATTTGCTCCACAGCTGATTTGGCTGTCGTGAAACCTTCTTCCCAAATTGGCTTTGACCAGGGATCATCTTCGACGAAGCTTTTTGGCATCGTTTCGACTTGCTGCATATTCTCTTTCGATGCTTTTTCCTCTGTGCCCAATACGACGCTTGCGCATCTACCAATGGCACTCGAAACCGTGTCCTCTACATACCAGCGTTTCATCTGAACGTTATATGCCCCGACCATGCCGTGTGCATAATCGATGGCAGCTGGCTTTTCGTCATCGTAATGACGATAAATGCGGCACTCTATGAGAATGTAGCCTTTTTCCGGATTCCAATCAATGATTGATGTCTCGATGCGATTGGTGGGATACGTGGCGTGGAGACGAATCACCTTTTGATTGACTGTCTCATAATTGTCTAGGAAACCGGCCATTATTTGACCGCCTTACGTGCCATGATTTTGCCGCGAACTATGCCGACGGCCTTACCTTCACGGAATCCGACTGTGTAGCCGACCATGAAGCCGCCGGAAACCCCAATGAGTAACCAGGCAGCTGTCTCTCCAAATGTGTACATTTTTACTCCCGATGGGAGATTGACTGTTCTCCCAATGCGTACGGTGACGCATAGGGCAGACATTTGCAAGAATCACGCGTGATTTACGGCGTGTCTAATCCCTGGCGTGGTCATTTAAGTGCTTAATCAGCATTGCCCGGATTTCTCTGACGTCTGTGCGCAGGCCTTCGGCAAAGCCGTTTGATACTGGCCGGGAATTTTTTTCCGACTTAGCAGCAAAGACTGCGGCAATGGCAGAAATCGTCGCGGCAGCTATCATGCCGACCGCCTGGATAGTTTCGGTCATTTTGCATTGATGCCGAACTGGGTGTCATTGGGATTCAAATACCGGATAATGACTGGAATCACGGCTGCGCCACCAGCTGTCAAAATGGCCTTGAGATCGGTCACTCCGGCCAAATAGACGGCCAAAGAAGCTGCGATGAATGATCGTAGCCAACTAGCTGCCAATGCCTTGAATTCCTTCATTTTCCTTCTCCAATTTCGCTATCAACGCAGCGACTTTCGCTGGTGGTAGTGCAATTTCAAAGTGCATTTCATCCTTGCGATTCCGGTAATCGCCACCCCACATTAAACCGTATTTCTTTGCCAGTGCTCGAATCATCGGCACTTTTTCATTTGGGAATGTCCCGACTTTGCCCAGGGGATGTTTCGTGGAGTTCAAATCGATGGCTGTGCCCGATGAATGGTTGGAAAGCTTCCCCACATTTCCACGGACATCGCGAAAGCAATATCCCCAATCATCGAGCTGTGCCCCATCGATTGACTCGATAAGTCTGTGAAAATCACCGGCAAAACCAATGAGCAATGGTGCAACGGCTTCGGCGCATTGAAGCTTGATAAACGTACCCGGGATGGGATACGCCTTCACGCCGATTTCGGCCTTGTCCTTAGACGCTGGCCAGCCGTTAGTTGATTGAATTTTCATTGTTAATGGTTGCGTTAAAAATCCATTTAGAATCTTTATCCTTTAATAATGGCGTTTGCCATGATTGAAATTGAACTTCATCAATATCAATTAAAGTTAAATTTTCAATTTCATCGCCAACCCATGCAATGACTCGATTATCATTTGCATTTATTTTTGGGATTGTAAATTCAGTGACGGGATTTTTTTCATCAATTTCGCCAGTTGCAGCATTAACGCCAAAGATAGGATAATTTAATTTGGTTTTGATTATTTCATGCCATGATTCAAATTCTGACATATTTTCAAATATTGCGAACACTAGCTAATCCCCCATTTGGCTTTGAGATATGTAATATTATCGTCACGATCTTGAGTCGAAATGCTTGAACCGTAAAATAAGACTTCACAGAATTCAAAATCTGCATAACCACCGCGAGTATTGAAACCAACACCGGGAGTGTATCCACCGGGGCCGCCGCCAACGTTAAGAGTTGCATCCGGTGTTCTACTTGTCGTATCTGTTGCGCCATTAGTTATGACTCGTTGAGAAATTGAACTGCTTGTAATTTGATTTACATAATGCAAAGCTAGAGTTCCACTAGAAATAGTGTTTGAACCATTCAACACATTTGCACCGCTGCCTGTTTGATAAGTAAATTTGCTACTGTTGAAATATGAAAGTGGCATATATCCACCAAAACCGGCATCCCTACCGGTCATCCACAGTCCGCCGGTTGTAGTGTTATTCATTTTTGCTACAAGAAAAAATGACATGGTAGTCGCACCATTGCCAGGCGCATACGGGGTTTGATTGGCCATTGCATCACCGCGTGAACTGGTAAATTTCAAAGTAGTCAATCCATTTACGGATGCACTCATTACTTGCGGTTGTTGGCCTGAAGTAGCTTGAGTTACCGTATATGAATATCCCGATGCTTTATTGCTCAAAGCCGATGCACGACCACCCGATTGAGTTATTGTTGCGGTATCACTGGCGTCATACCATTGCAAAAGTCCAGTTAATACGGGAGTCGTAGGACTTAAATGGCCAGAAATTTGGGAAGCATAAATTCCAAGTCTGCTCATTTAGGATAGATCGCCAATCACAGTGAATGTGTTGCTGGCTGTGCAAATCACAGTGCACGCTGAATATCTTGCACGAAGTTTTGGTGCTGCCGCTGTTGCGCCTGTTGAAGTAATTGTCACGCCTGCTCCGGCTGCAAATGTAGTAAGTCCAACGCCGATTGACTGCACGTCGAATTGCTGGCCTGCGCTGAATATTGATGGTGGAATTGTGACCGTGACTGCGCTTGCATTGGATGTGGTCACTAACTTGTCAGCATCGCCTGCCACGAATGTGTAAGTCGTGCCAGTCTGCGCATTGAATGTTAAAAGTTTTGGTACTGCCGCAGCTGCTAAATCGTAAGCTGCTTTGACTGCTGTGGATGTTGCGGCAACCGTTGATGATGTTGTTGATGTTGAATCTGAAAGCTGCACTGCTCCGGCTTGCGATGTGGAAGCTGATTGAATTCCCACGGTAATTGCACCGGATGTTCCACCACCTGTAAGCGGTGAAGTAGCTGTGATTCCGGTGATGTCACCTTGATCATTATTGATCCATACGAAGTCCATATCGGTATTTGAATTCTTTGAAAGAATCTGACCCGATGTGCCACCTAATAGGTCGGCCATGGATGTCGCGACCGCCTGGCCGAACACTTCAAAATCAGCCGGAAGATTCGTGACCAAATCAGTATTGGTCGGCATCTCCCAACCAAAAGGTGTTGTTGGATTGCTCATTTTTTCTCCTTATGCGACTACTAGGGCATTTTCCCATGTAAGTGTGTTTGAAAGGGTGTTCCAGTGCTCCGACACGCTGACTTCATTCCACTTTAATGCCTGCAATGAATAGGCCAGTGGTGAGAGCAAAATCGTCAATGCGATGGTGTTATATCCGGCCGACCATTGCCAACCTTCTACGAATCCGGGATATTGGCCGGCGGTCATGTTCAGCGGCAAATCTGAAATAAGCAATGGCAACCCCATGAAAATATTGATTAAGGCGTCGCGATCTGCATCGTCAATCTCCGGATTTGTAAGCTCGAAACGGATTGATTGCATCATATATTGGGGATAGGCACGCAATTTCAAATAAAAGGCTGCCTGAGATTCGGCATCAACCTGGTCGTGCAACGTAGTGGCGATGATCTGTGCCAGCCGACCATAAATCCCGATTGACGTCAAATCTTCATCACTTACCTGGCTAGTCGATCCTGATCCATATTGAATCGTGACATCGTTGCGTACGTCTCCGGCTCGGGTCTGAACCTTGATTCCAGCGGCCAAAGCCTGTGCAGCTGAAAGTTCGGTGTATCCATTTGCGGCAAGATACTGGGATCGATGAGTCGAATCTGCATAGGAAATTTGGCCTTGTGCATTTTCGTAGATATAACCAAGCCCGGAAGTTGCCAGTGCTGAAACCAATGAATAAACATCGATGGTGTCAGCTGAACGGGCAGCGAGATCATAATTGCCAGGCGTGTCAATCTCACCTAAGCCGACATTTTGAGCATTTGCCCACGTCTCCGTCGCTGGTGTGTAATTGCCCCAGGTGAGTGCTGATGGTACTTCCGACCAATTATTCAAAAGCAAATCGGTGAGCACGGTATTGATCTGTGTGCCATCATGTGCTCGGTTCAAGCTTGCTGAATAGAGTGCCTTTTGAAGCCTGGAAAGTGCACCCAAAGCAATGATATTGATTGATTGAGTGATTCCAATATTGCCTGCCTGTACGACTTCGACTGATAAATCAACGACTGAACCGCCAAAGATAGGCACGAAATTATCGTTGGAATCTTTCAAAGAAATTCCCACGGAATCATTGATGTTGATACTCACCTGGGATTGGCTGACGTTGTAAAGCGTGAGATTGCAATACCCGGCTTGCGCCTGTTCGTAGATATTGTTGCGACCGCCTTGAATGCTTAAATTGGCCAGCACGAATTCGGTGTAGTGAACGCCATTGATGGTTACATCCCAAATGGGATTAAAAAGCGTCATCCGACCAATGCCCCTGCGCCGCCAGTGCCGCGATAAAAGCTATTGTTCAACACGGTCGTGATTGTTCGTGCCGCAGCTTCCGGATCACCTACAACTCCCATATTTACCGTCACCTGTGGTGCTGGTGCTGCATTGCTGACATATCCTGCCGGCGCACCGCCGATTGTCACCGTTGGCTGGAATAGCTCTGTCGTATAGCCGGCAGGTGCTCCACCAATGGTCACGGTTGGAACTAGATTTGCAGCTGCGTTGGTAATTGCCGTACCGGTAGCCGCAACTGATGCAGTGGCAGCCGATGATCCTGAAACTGATGGTGGTGTAATGGATGGCACTGATGGAATCGATGGAACGGCAGCTGATGAACCGCTTGAACTTGATTTCGGAATACTGACCGTTGGAGCTGAGGAAACCGGAATCAGCGGAACATTTGGTAATAGCGGAATCGAATTGTATTTGTCCAATAGCCAGTTGATTGCCGTGATAGCACCTTGAATTGCTTTGGTAATGACTCCGACGATATTGCCCACGATGTCAATCACGCCGCCGGCGATTTTGCCCACGCTTTCCAAAGCTTTACCCAGTACCGTGCCGATGACTGGCGCAACATAATCGGCAATGAGCTTGCCAAATGCCAGGAATGAATCCATATTGTCACCTATGGCATCTTTGATATATCCAAATGCTTTCACAAGGCCATTCCAAATCGGTGTGAACACGTTTGTGATGACTGCACCCAAATACTCGATGTAGCCGGTTAGACCGCCTGATTTATTCGAGAATGCGTTTGATACCTTTTCAACGATTGGGATCACGTTGATGGTCATGAAATTCATCAGCTTTTCCAGGATAGGCAGCAACGCGAATCCGATAGTCTCTTTGGCTTCATCAAATGTGACTTTAAGACGTTCCATGCGGCCTGCGAAGGTATTCGCATTGGCTGTGGCTGCTCCGGCAAAGAGATCAGATAAACGGCCTTGAACCTGCTCAAATGACATGGCTTTAAGTTCGGCTGAGGATAATCCAATGCCTAACTTGCCCAATGCCGCTGTATTGCCGTCGTAGGCCTTTCCCAGGGCATTTGCGACCCCTTCCAGCGGCTTTCCGGTCTGTGCTGATATATCCAATGCCAAAGCCAGTAAATCCTGAGCTTTGCCGGCTTCGTTGGTCGAAAGTGCCAGGCGTGCCATCGCTGGTCGAAGTTGTTCATCACTGACGCCTGTGGCCAATGACATTTTGAGGATTTGTTTTTCGACGGAAGCAATTTGGTCATCCGTTGCACCTGTGGCATTGCGCAATGCTCCGGCCAGCTTGACCTGTGCAGCTTCATCGGCGATTGCAGCTTTGACGCCATCGATGCCAATCTTGACGGCGTAAGCTCCGGCAGCTGCGGCAGCGGCGGCAAATGCCAGGCCTGCCTTCTTGCCAAAATCACTGATTTTGCTCGATGAATCTTCGACGTCATTATTCGCCTGTTTCAGCGATTTGTTCAGCTGATCGACATCGGCAAGGATCGCCAGCTTTAACGTTCTTGATCCTGTAGCCATCAGCCCCACTCCTTCAAAATCTTATTGAACGAATATTCCCACTCATTGATGATGTAGGGCTGTTCGGCACGCAGAGTTGGATAAATGAACCATCCACGCGATCCACGGCCTTCACGACCTGACCACACCGGGAATTGCTTAAATCTATTTGATCCGAATTCTGAACCACCCCAAAGCTGTTGAGTCGTAGCTCCACCGCTGAATTTTTGGCTTACGAATCCAAATGAAATTTCACCAATCTTGCTGGATTTGCTGACACGCGATCCATCAGCAATGCGACTGGCAACATTCCTGGATTGCAGGCTTTGCGATTTCGCTTGAATCTTTCCCTGTAGATATGTGGCCAGTGCATTCGACGTGATTTTGGCTTCGTCGATTGCCTGGTCATCCATAGCCTTGAAAGCTTTGATGACGCCGCGAAGATCGCTTTTATCGTATGCGATTGCTTCACTTGTCACGTTTGCTCTCCAATATCTCGATGGCCGTCAAAATATCTTCGGCCTCTGTCCAATATTGCATCGGGATTCCCGTTGCCAACGCTAGATCGACAAGAATTCTCCCTATGCTTCCGGGTTTGTGGCTTTTGGGTCGGTATCGTTCACCGTCACTTCGGCCACCGTGTCACACCAAATTTCAAAAGGCTTTACCGGTTGGCCTGCCGCTTCACGTTTCATTGCGTGATACGCCAGGAAAAGAAGATCAGCGATGCCAATCTTCTCTTGCGCCTGCGAAATGATGTGCCCAGTTTCCTTTTCCCACTTTCGCCACTCCGGTGGCTGTGCGGTGTAAGTCTCCTGGTTTCCAGCTGTATATTCGATTGTGATTGGTAACTTCATTTTTACTCCCGATGATTTCTGCTAGTCGAGTGCCGGTGTGGTCACGCAAGTGAATGAAAGTGATGCTGTAAGTGCATCCGGTGCAGTACCACCCAAAGCCGGGAAAATTGGCTGAACGCTGAACGCGTACGCAACCCCTGCGACTGTGAAAAGCACTGGCAATGCTGTATTTGGTGCAGACGCAGCTGCATTCCAAAGTGCTTCGCAAAGCGATGAAGCTGCGCCAAAATCCTGGAGCATTTCAACGGCGAATGTGCCTTGTGTGTCTGTGGTGTAGTAAGCCTTACCGTCGAGTGTCTGATAGGTATTGATCGTTGAGTCGATGGTAAGGGTTGCTGAAGTAGCCTGAGCATCAAACGTATCACCATCAATGGTGAATGTGATGTCTCTACCTGTGATGATAGTCGTTGCCATTTTTGCTCCTAGTTGTTTTCCTGTGTGAAATAAGTCGAAACGTTCAAATCTGCAACGAGCAAATTAGAAGCTCCGACCGAAACGATTGACGGCCTTTGAACATCGCCGACCACGTATCCTGGGGGCATAGCTCCCAAAATGCTGATGATGAGTGCTTCGAGCTGATCCAAAGCACCGCTATTTGCGTTATTCGCAACCGCTGCGGTTACGATGAAATTGACTTTGACCTTCGTGACTGCACCATTCAAAAGAGTGCTTTCAAGCCACGGTGAATCCGGGATGATGACGCAGGCCGGTGGGATTACGGCTTCCGGTGCTACTGGATAAACGGATGCTGCAACGCCTGAAAGAGCCGTGGCCAATTCAGTGCGGACATCGAGAAGTGACTCTATTGGCATATTGAATCCACATCATAAAATGCAGATATAAGGCCAATCACGCGATTTTGTAAGCTGCGACCCATGCGGAATGGAGTCGGAGCAAAATCAACGCCTTCAATTTGGCCACCTGGTGCTGTGACGCTTTGGAAAATTTCTGTGGACACGATGAGAATCGCTGTTTTAATTGGTGCAACGTTTGCGTAAAGCTCTGCAGCTGAACCGCCATCCAAGGTGATCGTTCCTGCCGGAATCACGGGTGTGGTGATTTGGTCTGCATGAACTAGAGACGCAGTGACCTGGAAAGCATGAACGGAATGCCCAGTCACTTCATATTCGTCATCAAGTGCACCGCAACCGGCAAGAATGACCGTTTGCCCCGGTACGAAATAATTTGGTCGCAATGTATCAACGTAGAGCACATTATTTGTGATCCGTGTTGCCACGACTGCGCTTTGGTACTGGGTAAGCATTGGCAAAATCGTTGCCTCTGCGCTATCGATTATTTGGTCGAGATAAACATCTGAGTAAAGAGAATCAGAGACGCCAAGTACCGCACGTAGTTCATCAGCCGTGATAATAGCTGGCATCTCTGATCCTTTCGTCTGCTCGACTAGCTCGGGAGTGAACTAGCCGATGTTCAATGGTTCGGAATTAGTCCTTGTTGAACGCGTATGCGCCAGCTGCGATTTTTGTCGCTGTTGCGCCATAGCCGTACATGAGAATTCCGATGCTGCCATCTGAAATGATGTTTGTACGAAGCTCCAAGCGTGGAGATTCATACCATGTGTAGGCATCGCGGTTGATGACATACATTGAGTCATCGCCTGTGCCTGAGAGTGCAGTATCAACCCAAAGATCGATGCCATTTACTGAGCCGCGAAGTGAACGTGGCTGTGCATTACCAGCTGCGTTCTGTGGCTGTAGAGCATTGTAAATTGGTCGGCCATCGACGTTGAATGACATGATGCGACCCCACATTTGTGGAGATACGACGATTGCATCAGCAAACTTCATGGTGTTTGAATAAACGCTGACTGCGCCATTTGAAACCCATGTAAGAAGTTCAGCTGCTGTAATGTCTGTGCCATATCCGGTAGCTGTCTTTGTTGCGCCTGCGATGATCTGTGCAGAGTTATATTCGTTTGTAGCACGAGCATATTGCGCAGAAAGATTTGAAATGAGTTCAGAGTAGAAAAGTGGATCGCTGCGATCTGCTAGCTCGACACTCATCACCTGAGAACCCTTGAATGACTTGACATCCACGTTGATGAACTCAGATTCCATAACGACTGGTGTTACTGGATCAAGTTCATCGACCACTGCAACGTCAGGAAGTGTGGTGATCTTTGGGATTTGGAATACAAGGCCAGCGGTAGGCAATGTGCCATTTGAAATGGAATCGATTGAAGCTCTTACATTATCTGCAAGGCCATTGACAACTTCGCGAAGCTGACGTGTTGGGATCAAGCCAGGATTATCAGTTGATGATGTAGCTGCTGCAATAAATGCTCGGGATTCTTCTGAACCGCGTGCAGCTGCAACTTTGTGCATGAGATATGTTTCAGGTGAAACGATTGGATTGCGTGTTGCGATGAAATTGACAGGCTTTGGTGCTGCTGCCTGTACTGGTGCTGAAGCTTCTACCGTCTCGGCGGCAGTTGGCTCTGTGACGGTGTTTTCCACGACGTCTCCTTCTGTTGATGGTTGTGGTTGTGCTTCTGCCTCATCGGGTGATGGTTCAGAATCTTCGGGTGCTGTTGTAGCTGCGACATTTGACACACGTGCTGAATCAAATGCCGGGTTATGTGTTAATGCGACCCCTACGAGGTCAGCGGAATTGACGATCATTGTGCCATCCTTTGCATGGGTGAAATCATTTGCATTTGCTTCCACACTGAAACCGTCACGGAGTCCATCCATTGCTTCCTGAATTGCATCAGTGCCAGCGGTGGTCTTTGAGATTTTAAATGTGGCTTCGATTGAATTTCCATCCGGTGAAAGCTCCATCGAAAGTGTTTTGCCGATTGGCCTGGCTGCATCGTGCTCCAAATTGAGCTTTACATTCGCTGGATTCAGTGATCCGCGTTGAAACATCACTTTGCCGGTCGATGCTGTTGCAGGTACGCCAAATTCAACAATTTTGCCAGTGATTGTCCTGGCTTCTGAATCTGCCGCTGTGATTGTGAATGGTGTGGTTACTTTCATTTAATCATTTCCTCTGCTTGACGGATTTCTTCGACTGTAATGGCTGGATTGCCGTTTGCATCGACGATTGAATTCAAAGTCTTATAGATATTTGCTCTTTCTAGATCACTGCCGCGTAGATAATCGCTAAGATCATATTCAACACGCTGTGACTGTGGTACGAAATCCGGCATGGATAGACGTTCAGAAATTGAAGTCATCAGCGGAATCAATGAGAAATCGAGCAATGTCTGACGTTGATTTGTCGCATTGCTGTACGTCATCGATGATCCAGTCTCAGCATCGACGTAGTAAGCCGGAATTCCCAAAGCTCTTGCGAGTTCAGTCGAGACATAAGATCGTGCCTGATTCAGCTGCAATTTCTCCGGGTCAAATCCGACCGCTTCCATCGTTACATCAGCATTGAGAAATGCTGTGCTGCGATTGCGTCGAGCTGAACCCCAGGAATCGAGAAGCTTTGTGATGCGGTCAGCCGGTAAGGCCGTGCCGTTGCTTTTGAGCACCATTGACGGAACTGGTTCGCGTGCATACATTGCCGCGGCACGTTCTAATTCCGCACCTGTGCGGATTGTCTTTCCGGCTCGATTCAAAAGGCCTTCATCGTTGCCGTTAAATACGACCAACGAACCAATTCCTGAATTTGCAACGGGTGAACCATCGACCATGTAATATTCAATTTCGGTTGCCATCGCGTTGGTCTGAATTGTGACGCGAGCCGGTGAAACGCGTTGCACACTGCGCACCCGATACGTATCAGAGAAAAGTTCAGTAATCTGCCAGTAAGCGTAACCATAAAAAAGCAAATCTTCGCAAGTCCACACATAAGTCGCTGATCCTGGAACGCGTGGATCAGGTGTGCGGATGACGCGTGGTGTGCCATCTTCAATTTCCATTCCGGTACTGCGATCAATGACTTCGAGTCCGATTGATGCAATGGATGAGCAAATGATATTTCGACCGCGTGCCACGGTTGGCACTGACATCGCTTCTTCGCGTGTAGCTGTATTAACGCCGCCAAAGAATGGTGTCAATGAATCCAATGATGTGACTGGTTGAAGCGCAGCTGCGACATCAGCACCGGCAGTTGGTTGAACCGTCTGCACTGATCGCGTTGCAAAAATGTCACGTAGTCCCATGTGAGAATTTTCTCTCACGCAATACCACTATCCGACCAAAATATCGATTTCTGTCTCCGGGCGTGTCGCAAAATGTGTCGCGAGAGCTGTAGCGACGGCAGCACACACGGCCGACTGGCTGGCTCGCCTTCCGATAACCCATCCACCATCGCCACGACGCAGCTGAACGGCTGAAAGAATCTGTGCAGTCAATTCGCTTTGATTGCGGTGTTTAAGTCTGCCGGAATTGATTGCCCCCAATAATTCATCGCAGCTTTGTGGGTAGGCCGTATCCATGTCGTAAATCGGAATGCCAGCCGGTTGAAGCCTGGCCGCCACTGCCCCACTTGTCTTTCGGCTGTAAAGCAAATATTCGATTGGGTACTTGCGGCAATAGGGAGCAGCATCATTGGCGATTGCTTTGTCATCAAGCTGACGGTCATTTTCCCAGGTGTGCAGAAGCTTCACGACGAAAGATTCATTGCCTAGTTTCTGAGCACCAACCAATGCGCAATGCCTGCGATCCGGTGAAATGTCCAATGCCAGCCAGGTGAGCTTCTCCGGGTCAAGATCAACGGAATCATCGGCACAAGCTTCCCATGCCTGGGGATTGACCACGCTTGAAATTGTCTGAACCCATCGGCAAAGCACTTCGGTCATCACAACTTCGTGTGGATCATTGAGTGTTGCCCGAATATTGTCGATGTGAATCGTGTGTCCCAAAGCCGGATTGCTCGCGATCCAATTCGCCTCATCGTGTACGTCATCAGTCGGTGCTGACCATTCAGCATAGAAAATATCGTCGGCCGCACCGGCCGCAGCTGCAAGGCCACGGTCGCGTGCCATATTCAACACTTTGGAATGTGCATCACCGGCATTGGTAAAAGCGTTGATGCTCGGATTTTTCGCGGCCATCAATGTGTACCGCAGCGATGCAAACGATTCAAGATCGTGCATCTCACGTAATTCATCTAGGTGTACCGATTCCGGCTTGCTCATTCCGCGAGCAGCTGAACCACCGGCCTTGATAACGAAGCGACATCCATCGAGTGTCTCGATTTCTTCTGCGCCGTGTTGCCACCGGATGCGTTTGACTTGCTTTGCCAAATCGTCATTGGCTTCGATCATCGCAACCAGCGCACGGAATTGTTCCAGGGAAGTGACAAGCCGGTGAGCCGATGCCACTTGCAGAGAATCTTTCCAATGGAAAAGGTTCATCGCTATGAGTGCCAGCATGTAGGTCGATTTCCCATTCTGCCTGGCTACGGTGCAGACTCGGAATGGATGCGCATATCTGCCATCTTCCTTGTATTTCAAACTATGAATGGCCAGCCATTTTTGCCACGGCATGAATCCACCTGGGATAACTTGACTTGCAAAATCAATCAATTCAAGGCCACGCGTAGGCAATTCATTCAGTGGCGTGTGGATTCTAGGCCGTGATGATCCAAACACTTGAGCTGATGACGGTTCAATAACCGATTCCAGCCGATTTGAGCCTGTTTCAGCTTGATGTCCACTATCTGTGACCAGTTCGAGCTTATTCATGGCTAATGCTCACGTTTTGGGGTATATAACGTTCATGGAGAGTCGGGGGTTTCAAAGGCTGTTCAAAAAAGCGGCCACCCTTCTGTAGATTGCACGATTTGCACAATACCTGCAAATTTTCTTCTAGGTCTGACCCACCCAATTTTTTTGGCACAATGTGGTCGATGTGCATTTGTCCTTCAGTCTCACCACATCGCTGGCAGCAATGACCATCCCTGGCGAGTACGCGTTCTCTGATGCGTCTCCATCCTTTACGGTCTGAGTTACGCCATGCTCTTGACATCAGTAGTGTCCGTGCCTTTCATGGAATCGCATTGCATTGCACATCGAACCATAACGGTGATTGATGTATTTGATTGTTGCATCTATCTGACGGAATCCATCTAGGTTGCGATAGTGCTTTGAACGCATCTGACCTAATCCGTAATGACTTCCGTTCTTTGCATTGACATTCCATCGTGATTCTTTATTGATGATCTTTGATAAGCAAATGTATTGCTTATTGTTAATGATCCTAGAATGTGCATAGAGCTTTAACATATCAACGTCATTAGCTTGTGCGGGTTGCACGTTTATTGCAAGAGAGCCTATCAATAGG